CACTGACCCAGGAAATCAATTTCAAATTTCGTGGGAGGAAGATAATATTCTTCAATACAAAATTCCAAGAGTATACGCATTTAAAAGACCTACATGGGAAGTAAACCCAACCCGTAAGATAGAAGACTTTAAACTAGCATTCTATACTGACCTTGGCGATGCAATGATGCGTTTTGCCTGTATGCCAACATACTCATCTGATGCTTTCTTTAAGCAAATTGACAAGGTTGAGAAGTGCATGAACACTAGAAACCCAGTAGATTCATTTAGAAGGTTTGACGAAACATTTGTCCCAGATCCAGAAAAAACATACTACATACATGCTGACCTTGCACAAAAACATGACAAGTGTGCGGTTGCTATTGCTCACGTAGATAAGTGGGTAAATATTCAGGTAATTAAAGATTACGAACAAGTAGCACCAATTGTAGTAGTAGATGCAGTAGCATGGTGGGAGCCAAGAGCAGAAGGCCCAGTTAATCTATCTGAAGTTAAGCAATGGATTATGAACTTGCGTAGACAAGGTTTTAATATTGGCATGGTTTCCTTTGACCGTTGGCAATCATTTGATATTCAAAATGAGTTGCAGGCCGTTGGAATTAGAACTGAGACAGTTTCTGTTGCCAAGAAGCACTACGAAGATCTTGCTATGATGATTTATGAAGAGCGTGTTTCTATTCCAAGAATCCCTATCCTGTTAGAGGAAATGTCAGAACTTAAAATTATGAAGGGCAATCGTGTTGATCACCCCCGTAAAAAATCTAAGGACTTAGCAGATGCCGTAACTGGTGCGGTATTTGGAGCAATATCACACACACCAAAGAATAATAATACAGAAATAGAAGTCCATACCTGGTCTACTTCAGCACGACTTGCGGAGAAAGACAGGGGTGTGGTAGAATTAGATAATCGGAAAATGCCTGACGATGTTAGGGATTTTTTGGATGGTTTTAATTTAATTTAATATTCTGGTCATTGGACTAGATAAACTAACAAGGAGAAAGAATGAATTCATTTAAGAAACTCGCTCTTGCCATGGTTGCAGCCATGACATTGGGCACAATGGTAGCAACGCCTGCAAACGCTGCTGTAATGACAGTCGCTGTAGATCTCGCTGGAACGGCTAACACAACAGCCTCAGCAATCGCAACACCTGCATCATTGCCAGTCCCTGCAGACAACACAGTTGATGCTGCAGATGCACTAAAGTTTGTAGCAACAGTTGATGTTGGAACAAACGTTTCTGTAGTAGCAACAAATGCAACAATCGTGTCTGCACTACACACAACTGCTGCACCAGTAGGAGCAACATCAGGATCTTCATCTTTGACAGTTGCAACTGGTACAGGAACAACAGCAACTTTTTATGTCTACACAAAGACAACAGCAATTGGTACAGTTGTAATCACCAACGGTGGAACAACTCTTACTTACTACGTACAGGGTACTGCTGGTTTAATTAATAACCTAACAGTTTCTGCTCCAGTATCTGGTGCTGCTGGAACAAAGCAAGATATTTTAGTTACAGCAACAGACGTATTTGGCAACAAGGTGTCTGCACCAACTACTGGTACGTCAATTACTGCAACAGTATTTGCTGCAACAGCAACACTTGCTTCAGCAACAGCAACAACTGGTATTACACTTTCAGATTTTGGAGTTGCAAAGTTTACTGCAACGCTTCCAACAACTGGTACACGAGCACTAATCATGTTTGCTCCAACAACTGCTGGCGAAGCAACAACTGCTGATGTAGTTGGTTTAACTGCTCGCACACTAGCACCTTTTGCAGAAATTACAGTTCGTGATCTAGTATCAGAACTTGCTGCCGAAAAGTCTGCTAAGGATGCTGCACTTGCTGCTAAGGCAATTTCAGATGCTGCAGTCGTAAAGGCTGCTTCAGATGCTGTTGCTGCTAAGGCTGCTTCAGATGCTGCTCTTGCAGCAGAGAAGGCTGCTTCTGTAAAGGCACTTGCTGATGCAAAGGCTGTTTCAGATAAGGCTGCACTTGATGCAAAGACTGCTTCAGATGCAGTTGTTCTTGCTAAGGATGCAACAATTGCTAAGTTAACAGCAGATAATGCTGCTGCACTTAAGGCAATTAAGACTGCTTTCAATGCACTTGCAAAGAAGTGGAATGCAAAGAATCCAAAGGCAAAGGTTACTTACATTAAGTAATTAGTCCAACAATTGGGGGGATTGGCTTAACGCTAGTCCCCCTTTTTGTGGAATAAAATAATATAAAAATTGTATATGATATAATTATAATATGGCAATAAAATATTTTGTGTATAAAGTTATATTTAAAATAAAAAATATTTTTAAGAAAAATAAAAATAAGAATAGGTTCATATACTAATGAACCCTCTATTGGCAATGATTGATGGTTATGAAACCGATGAAGACTATTCAATGGCTAGTAAAAGATATAGAAATCTACTTTTAAAAAATACTCTTACAAGATATATAAATATAAACACAACGAGATTTGGACAAAACAGGATAGACAATATCTTGGTAGATCCAAAAACAGAATATTCTATAAATAATTTTGGATATAGAGATGTTGACTGGATTGAAAAAGCAGAAATACTTGCAGTTGGTTGTTCAAATACCTGGGGCTATGGAGTTCCTGTAGATGGAAGATGGACAAATATTTTAGGTGAAAGAATTAATAAAGAAATTCGAAACCTATCATTTCCTGGAGGGTCCATAAATGACTTAGTGGCTAAATCATTTGAATATTTTAAAATATTTGGTAACCCAGAAATTATGTTATGTTTGTTTCCAGATCCTTTTAGATTACGTCTACCAATTAAAAAAAATATAACTAAAGAGTTTAGACTTAATAAAGAAGATAGTAAGAATAATCTATCTATCCCTGATTTAACTTTTGGAGATATACAACTTGATGTTCATCCAGAACCAATTTCACAAAGAAATAAATATATTAAAAGACCTTATACTTATAGAGAGATATTGCCATTAGAGGTTCCGCTATTTTTTTCTATGCAAGCAATACACTTATTAGAGCAATACTGCAGATCAAACAATATAAAACTTATCTGGTCATCTTGGCATGTTGATACAGTAAATGCTTTAACTAATGATAAAGAAAATATATTTAGTGATGTTGTTTTTAATAAAGATTTAGTTATTGGTCATTATTTAAATAATATAAATGAATTAGAAAATAAAGAATTTGATGAAGACTGTCATAAAGAATATGAAAATTATTTTAAACACTGTTTTCATATTGGTGGTGATGTTGAAGATGGACTTGACCAGGCACACCCAGGAGTTCATAAACATATTCATATTGCAGAAGGATTTTATCAGGAAATGAATAAATGATAATTTTAGGAATTAACGAAACTTCCCACGACGCATCTGTATCTTTAATTAAAGATGGAGAAATACTTTTTGCGGGACATGCAGAAAGATATAGTAAACAAAAGAATGATTGGTATAACAACAAAGATATTATCTTAGATGCATTAAACTATGGAACACCAGACTACATTGCTTACTATGAGAAGCCTTGGCTTAAAAGATCTAGAATAATGTTAAAGGGTGGCGCAGCAGACTGGAAGCCAAACATTCCTTTAGATGTTCCAGTACACTACTTTAAGCATCACTACTCTCATGCAGCAGCAGGATACTACACAAGCGCATTTAACGATGCTGTAATTGTTGTATTAGATGCAATAGGAGAATATAACACTTCAACTATTTGGGTTGGTGAGGGCGACAAGATTAAACTTAAGTATAAGCAAAACTATCCAGTTAGTTTTGGACTATTTTATTCTGCTTTTACACAACTTATTGGACTTATGCCAAACCAAGAAGAATACATTATGATGGGAATGGCTGCCTATGGTGACTGGAAGCGTTACTACAAAGAGGTTGATGAATATTTTCCTTCATACGATAAACAAAAATATAATTTTCATAAAGGAATTAATGACTGGGGAATGATAATTACAGAGCAAGATAGGTTTGATATTGCTGCAGCAGTACAAGTAGTGTATGAGCAAAGATTAAATCAGTTTATGCGTATGGCAAAGTCCCTTACTGGTAAAAAGAACTTAGTATTTATGGGTGGTTGTGCCCTTAACTCTTCAGCAAATACATTGCTATGGAATATTTTTGATATGATTTGGATCATGCCTAACCCAGGAGATGCTGGTAGTTCTTTAGGTGCAGCAGCAGCCTTGTACGGAAAGCACCTTGACTGGAAGACTCCGTATCTTGGCTATGATCTTGGAGGAGAGTATCCTGTTCAGCAAATTGTGGACGGTATATTAAAAGATGGAATCGTAGCAGTAGCAACAGGCAGAGCAGAATACGGTCCAAGAGCATTGGGCAATCGAAGCATTCTTGCTGACCCAAGAGATCCAAATATAAAAGATAAAGTTAATTTAATTAAACAAAGAGAGTTGTTTAGACCATTTGCTCCAGTAGTTATGGAAGAGTGTGCGTCTAAGTGGTTTGATATGGATTTTGCAAGCCCTTATATGCAATATACAGTTAAGTGTCTTCAGCCAGATAAAATACCATCTGTAGTTCATGCTGATGGAACCTCAAGAGTTCAAACTGTAAATAAAGATCAACATCGTGGGTTATGGAGAGTTCTTAATAAGTTTTATATTGAAACTGGTGTTCCAATACTATTAAATACAAGCCTTAATATTAAAGGACAGCCACTACTAAATGATGAAAATGATATAGAAAAATGGCAAAAAACTTATAACAATTTAGTGATAAGATAGTTTGATGATTAATAAAAAATCAAACTTAAAAACAATTCCAGATATTTTTGTAAATAGGTCTTTAGAAGAAATGAGTCAGCATGCTATGCCTAAAACAGAAGCAGACTCTGTTTTTATTGAATATAAACTAAACTCTCAAGGATATAGGTGCAATGAGTTTAGCAATCAAGAAATTTTAACTTTGGGATGTTCTCAAACAGAGGGACATGGAATGCCTATAGAACTTACATGGCCTTATCTAATATCACAAAAAATGAATAAGGATTATATTAATTTAGCAAAAGGAGGAGAAGGAATACAAGCACAAATAGTTAAAGCATTTCAGTTTTTTAAAGAATTTTATCATCCAAAATATATATTTGCAGTATTTCCAATAACAAGGCTGGAAGTTCCTTTGATAAACCTTAGAGTAAAAAATGAAGGTAATCATGAACGTGTAAAGTCTAGAGAAAATATAGGCAAAGCCATGCTATCTAACAAATTACTTGAAAAATTTTCTAAAGAACCACATATAGTAGAAAATATTTTGCCAGAAGAATTTGCAATTTTTTATAATATGTTATTTTTAAAAATGTTTATTCAGTATTGCAAATCAAATAATATAATATTATTGTGGACCTACTGGAACGATTCGTCTTTAGAGCAATACTCATTTAAAGATTTTACAGATACATATTTTGAGACTAGTTCGCCAGAAAATAATTGTCACTTAGAGTTTTCAGATAATAAATTTTTTGAGTACGCAGCAGACTATGAGTATTGGCATCCTGGTCATTGGGCATTTCACCAACAAATGCATATGGCAAATTCAATATATAGTACACTTTTTAAACAAACAGAATGATATAAGTGACTGGGAAAGACCTATAACTTTAAAATGCAGTAATAAAATGGTATAATAACCCTAACAGACATTGTCTGTCCTAGGGGGAAGGTAATCAAAAAACTAATACGAATAGCAGCAGCCACATTATTAGCATTTGGCTGGCTTCTTATTTCCCCAGAAGGTGCCCACTCTGATGATCCCCTCACAGTAGCAGCCCAAGAAATACAAGACCTTAACGATAGCATTGACGACCTTGGCTACAAGGATGAGTTCATATTTTTAATTGAAGAGGCAGAAGATAAGTATGCCCTTGCAGTATCTGCAAAAGAAACCCAGACCCAAACCTCTACCACATATGATGCATCTCTTGTCTTAAAAGCCACGGCGGGAGAAGAAAAAGCATCAGCCCAAACAGCCGTAGACGAACAAACAGTAGTAGTGGCAACTGCATTAGAAGATAAGAATGATGCACAAGATGCTCTTGATATAGCCAATATAAACCTTTCAACCCAGTCTGGCTCAATGACTGATATCACAACAGAAGATTTTAATAATAATAGTATAAATAATGGTAGACAAAATTGGCCAGCAGGTGCTCTTAGTATATTTATAGTTGGATCAATAGACTCAAATGGAAACTCTGTTGGCACTGAGGTTGCAATAACTTCAACAAATAATGGTGGATATTTTTATGGAAGCGACCAGGTTCCAAGTAATGATTATACAAACCCACCAGCGTTGCATCTTCAAGCCCCAAGTCAAACACTTGCTTTTCGTGTTGCCAATTGGAGTGAGGGAGCAGTTACTCAGGTTAAATTTTCCGTTTATGCAAAAAATGGAGATGCCACTGCTATGGTCAGGCATACAGATGGAACAACATATAATTTTACAATTCAAAACAATGTTAATTCAGATTATCCAGGATTTGTCCATCAAGAGGTTTTAGATGCGCTTCCTGGTAAACAAATTCATGAGATATATTTTTGGGCAGACAACAATGACTGGTACATTATTGATAATGTAATTATAAAAACTATTATAGGAAGTGTTCCAAGCCAAGAATCAAGTACGGCGGTTGCCTCAGCACAGGCTGTATATAATGATAAATTAAATATTTACAACCAAGCAGTTTCAACATTAAATGCTTACAATCAAACCTTAACTAATAAAACAACTGAGGCTGAGAATGCAAGTTTAAATGTTGTAACGGCATTACAAAATAAAAATAATGCTATTAGTGCATACGATCAAGCAATTAATAATGTTAATAGTGCAATTGATGATGCATGGCGTTGCTATGACGAGCAACTACAAAGAGAAATTCAATCTGCTATTGCCCAAGCAGCAGCCAACGCTGCAGCAAATCAACCCACCCCAGAGCCAAGTCCTGAACCAACTGCTGAAGAGCCACCTACTCCTGAGCCAAGTCCAGAACCTACTGCTGAGGAACCATCAACTCCAGAACCAAGTCCTGAGCCTACGGCAGAAGAGCCTCCTACGCCAGAGCCTTCTCCAGAGCCTACAGTGGACCCTACAGAGGAGCCTACACCTGAGCCTACCCCAGAGGAACCACCAACACCTGAGCCTTCTCCAGAACCAACTACAGAAACAACTGAAGAGCCTGCTCCAGAACCTTCACCAGAACCTGGCCCAGAGCCAAAGCCAGAAGAGAACCCTTGGACTGAACCAGATGTAGTAATTGAAGATGAGGTATTAGCAGCCCTTGTTCCTGAAAAAGGAACTGGAACAGAAGAAGATCTATCTAATGTTATTGCTAACCTTACAAGCAGTGATAATAAGTTAGTTACTCTTTCCCCTGAACAAGTAACAGCAGTTAGCCAAACACTTAGAGCCTTGACTCAAGAAGCAAAGGCTGAGGTTGCAGAAGACCTTGGCATTAAGCCTTCAGAGGTTGCACAAATTGCTG